ATCGCTTATTGGCTCAAGAGTTTGATCATCCCGCCACATACGCTAGTATGAACATGGGATAAAAAAAGGGGGACCGAAGTCCCCCTGAAAACATCTACGGTTTTCTAATTGAAATTACTCTGCTGCTAACTTCTCGAAAAACGCCATATCGTCGTCATCGACGCTGACATTTTCAGCAGTTACTTTCTTGGCTGGAGCAGAGCGAATGACAGGAGCGGCTGCTTCCTCATCATCAACTCGCTTGGCAGTTGCACCAGCAACACCACCAGCACCAAGAACCTTATCCAACTTCGCCTTGAGTTCATCATAGGACTTGAAGTTTTCAGGCTTCAAGAAATCCTTGAGTGAATGAGCCGACTTCCAAACCTGCTCAATCTTCGCATCTTCACCATTGTACAATGCAGCAGGAGCAGCAAACTCCGACTTGTCATAGTTACGATAGCCTTCAACGTTGCGAATCTTGATCTTGAAGTCTGCACCCTTCCAGAAGTCAAACGGATTCATTGGAGTCTCATCAGCAAACTGTGGCTCGAGTTGCTCCTTGATCTTGTCGAAAATCTTCTTTCCGAACTTGAACAAGAAAACCTTGCCTTCATTTTGCGGACGCTTGGCGTCAGAGATCACAAGAACGTTTGCAATGTACGTCAACTTGCGCTTTTGCTTGCGAGCAATTTCTTTGTTTGCTTCAATACCTGAGTTCCACAGAACAGTGTTGTACTCAGAAACAGGATCGGTCTTGCCAAGAGTTGTGAGAGAATTCTCAATATACCAACCACCTGGACCTTGGAAACCATGTGACCAGATCTGGACCCACGGAAGACCATCCTCACCGTCGACGGCTGGCGTATCGAGAAAACGGACAACTGCGTATCCGTTGCCAGCAGCATCAACTTCAGGTTGCCAGAAACGTTCATCGACGTTCTTGCCACCACCATTACCTGCTGAAGATTGCTCAACTGCTTTCTTCAACTTGTCAAGAGATGAACTCTTGTTCTTTAGACTTGATAGACTCATATGTATTCTCCGTATAGCGTTGTATTAAATGTATATCGACTTGTCCACTTTTTCATCATTACCATACTATTATATATCATTTTTTCTCAAAAGTAAAATCACAATCTTTTAATTTTGTATTCACTTTTATATATGAACAAAAATAAATTTACCAATCTTTCGATAACAAATGGAAAATTTATTGTTATTCGTTCTCTATAGTTAGTGCCTGTATTATACAAATAAGCATTTAACTCAAGATCATTATTTGCTATTGTGATTGCTGTTTCTAAGAATACAATCCATTGATCCCAAAATTTGTTGTTACCAATGTAGTAAGAACAATATATGAAATTATCTTTTTCAAAATGTTCTTTGTTTATATCAATATCATATCCCATTTTGTTTAAAAGACGGTTTGTGAAATCAATCATTCCAGGATGATGACAGTCGCCTTGAGTAAAGGGATTAGAAAATTTAGTCACCTCATCAAAAAATGGATTAACATGATAAACGTCATAATCTGGATTATTTAAAATTGAATCATAGAGTTGCTTGCCAGAAATTTTTGTTTTTTCTGCAAATCTCCAACTCAGCATCCCCCAATATCCATCAAAATGTCTATTCTTAGAATAAAGATCAAGTATGATTGGATATTCTCGAAGTTCTGGTTTATCATTAGCCATATTGTTATATGGAATGAACATTTTATCTAGAGAAGCGAACTGCTGTCCCATGAAGAAAGATTGATAGATCTTAAGGCGCATGATTCACCAAATAATCTTTAGTTAGTGTTTTATACTTATCAACGTTCACATTCAAGAAGGCACCATACTTGCGCACCTTTCTTGACACTTTGGGATAGATGATATCATCTGAAATCTTCTTGTCCCAAATTTGGATAAAGTTGAAGATGTTATTCAGAATCACAAGAGTCTCAATCGTTACATCTTTTTGGAGAAATGCCACTAACAATTTTGGAAATTGTCCATCTTCAACTTTAAATAGATTGTTAAACTCTTTCGGATCAGGGCAAATCTTTTGTAAATCTTCAATATAGATTTTGCTCATGGAATCGGTGGTTCGTTTCCAATCCCTATAAGTTTCTTCAGCCTGGTCTTCAAGCAATGACTTGGTCCAATTATCATCACTGTGTACAAAATTAGCAACCAGAAATGGAACCATTTCATCGTCGCGATACTTCCGCGCAAGGCGGTGGAATAGAAACTTGTCACGACGTTTTTGAAATGCATCTACTGATACTCGAGTTTTGCCATCATATTGAAAGAAGTTATAACTCTCTGACGTGAAGTGCAGCTTGATGGCTTGATAGATGCAATACAAATCGTAACCGTTCATGATTTAAATATCTGAAATGTTTGAGACTAGAGTAATTCTACCTTCTGCGCAATTATTCTTCGGCACAAAGTGCTCAATCCATGCATCGAATATTAATAACATTCCCTTTTTAGGAGGAATCGAGAATATCTTTGCATTATGCATGGTATGTCTTATGATTGGTTTGTTAATAAATCTATGATGTGGTCTAGAATCATCAAAGCATATTGGTGAAGATCCTTCGGGCGTTTGCAAATAAAATACACTTGAGTATGAACAGTTTGGGTGGAAGTGAGGCAGATGCTCGTCATCTTTTACCATTTCGCTCGCAAAGGTTGTGATTGATTTTATATTCATCAGATCATAACCCTTAATTCTGTTAAAGTTTTGAACATGATCGCATATAAAAGAATTATATAAACCAAATTCTTCTAAATTCCCAATACTTTTACTTGGGTCATAGTTGAATGTGCTTTTGTATTTGAAGATAGTAGATGCTGCGTACCTTTCGTCGCTGAGATATTTTTTCGCAAGTGGCAGCATCATATCTGCCAGTTCTACATCTTCCGCCACATACACTGATGTGGGGAAAAAATTTTCTATCTTCACATTACTCACAAAGGCAACTTACTTGATCTCGGTAAGAATCGTAACTCCATTGCTTCACCTTGAATGATGCTTTTAAGAGAATCATTAATTAGTGTAGCAGCAACTTCAATTTCTAGATTATTTCTTTCACAATATGAAGTGATTGCATCCATATGATCAATCTTTTCTGAAATTGCCAAGTTCATAATCATCATAGAGAAGTTATTCTTTTCTTCGCGGCTTGCCATTCTATTAGACCTCATATGCACTCAAGGAATTGTTCAATTGCTGAGTCACACGAACAAAAGTAGTTCGCTTGCTCAGTTCTTTCAATTCACTTGCCCCCACATAAGTACATGCCGAACGAAGTCCACCCAAAATATCTTGCATCGTAAGTTTCACCTCGCCACGATATGGAATCTCTACGGTCTTGCCTTCAGATGCTCTGTAATTAGCAACACCACCATTATGTAAATCCATTGCAGTATCAGAACTCATGCCGTAGAATTTATTTCCACCAAGTGGTGATGCACCACCTTCCTTGTGACCTGCCAACATTCCACCAAGCATCACGAAATCGGCTCCCGCAGCAAATGCTTTCACTACGTCTCCAGGAACGGAACACCCTCCATCCGCTATGATGTGACCCTTGAGACCATGAGCAGCATCAGCACACTCGATAACCGCACTCAACTGCGGGTAGCCGACGCCTGTCTTTTTGCGTGTAGTGCAAACAGAACCAGGACCAATACCAACCTTCACGATGTCAACACCTGCGAGAATTAGTTCTTCTGTCATTTCTGGTGTGACGACATTACCTGCCATCAATACAACATAAGGATAACGGTCGCGGAAATGGCGAACGAAATTTACAAAGGCTTGTGTGTAACCATTCGCAACATCAATACAAACTCTCATGTATCGATTTCCAACGGTATTGTATACATCATCGAATTTCTTTAAATCTTCACTGGAAGTGCCAAGAGAATAAATGGTGCTATCTAATCTTCGCGTAAAGTGACTAATTAATTCAGGCGCACCATAATGTTTAGTCAAAGCAACCAAACAATTATGTTTGGCGAACTCTAAATCCATTTCGAAAGTACCAACACCATCCATGTTGGCAGCAATAATTGGAACACCTTTCCAACTATTGCCACTTCTGAAAGTAAATGTTCTTTCTAGATTTACTTCGCTTCTTGAAGAAAGACTAGATCGTTTCGGAGTGATGAGGACATCTTTATAGTCCAACTTAACGTCTTCAATGATTCTCATAGAACCTCAATGATAAAATATATGATTGCCAATCTTGCGAATCAATTTCTTCTTTTCTGCCCAAGAAGGATCAACATAATCTGCGTGAAAATACTTTGCAGATCCAATTATACCATACTTCCTGTCTAAAATCAATATAGTCTCTGCAATTTGCAAGGACTCTTTCCATGCCGCACGATTGATAATTGCTTTCTTGCCTTCACACACCCAAGAAAATTGGCAAGTACCTTTAGTCTTTTGATAGACGACACCACAAACAGAACGAGGGAATTGCTTGCTCTTGACGCGATTCATCGTCACTTCAGCAACTGCAATTTTACCAGCCCGTGGTTCGCCCTTTGCTTCGAAGTAAATGTTCTTCGCAAGGCAATCGACCTCTCGCATGACTTTTTGCTTTTCGTCATAACTGAGTTGCAAGAATTTCATCTCGCGAGACATATCATTGACTTGGGTAGCAAGATATGTATTCTGAGTTTGATATGCTGACAGTTGAGCAGTCAGGGATGCTTCTTGTATTGCTAACATTCTGTATGGTATAAAGATTCCGAAAAATATTAGGCAGAATAATCCACCCCACATACAGAACAAATTGTGATTGCGATCAAAATATTTTTCAACATTATGTAATATATCTACTGCATTCATGTTTCGAGTCTCCATTATTGCAGTGGAAAGAAAAGGGTGGTGGTTCGCACCACCACCCCAGACCTTTCTGTTACCGAGCGGTCAACTCTTTGTACTCAATGTGCTTATTAGGCAGCGAGAGCCATAGGTGTAAATGAATCATCGTTTGCATTTACGTTTTTTGCGCTGATTGAGTCAGTCGCCTCACTGGTTGCTGTCAGGTTATTACTTGCCCTGTCGAAGCCAAATTCATCCCCGTCAGATAGCCATCACGTACATTACTGCAGAGGTGATGGGCATTTGGTGGAGATGTCGGGGGTCGAACCCGAGTCCAGAACACCTTTAGTTGTCAGTTTACAACCATTATTTTTGATCTATTACTTGTCCAGACAAACCCCGCTCAATACCTTGTTGAATTTCTTTGTCAACATCGATGCCGAGTTCAGTCAATTCTTTCCTGACTTCTTTGTCAACATGCACTTCAACGGTATTTTCATTCACTTCAATCTTCATAATATTATTCTTTAGTCAATTAGAAACTGTGGTTTGGTTTGCTCATTCAACGACTTCTGCTGCTCCTCAAGATATCTCTTGTACTGCTCAGTTGTCATTGCATGCAAGCCAACGCAATAGCCAGTTGGACTGCGTCCGCATGCGCATGGATATTGTTTCACTTCAGACATATTATACTCCCAATAATAGAAAAAGGTAGTATTATTTAGCCAGCAAGAACTTTTGCGACTGAATTGACAACTGCAGCAATACGACCGACGTCGCGGAGTTGCTCAACTGTCATACCCTCTTTCTTGAGAGTATCATAGTGCGCCTTTACACAGAAGTGGCATTTGCCTACGATTGAGGCAGCGAGAGAATATGCTTCAAAATTGACCTTTGAAGTGCCACCGTGATTAATAATTCCATTCATACGAAGTAATGCAGGCAATCCTTTAAGCGCAGGATCATCAGCCATTTCAACGTATGGATACCAAACATTATTTTGAGCCATAATTGCAGCAGCAGTCAACGCAGCGTCCGCTTCCTTACGGTCCTCGAACTCTGCGTCGATTGCTGTTGCTAATCGAGAATTACCTGCGGCAAATGCTGCTGCAAGTGCGCATCCTTGCGCAACCAATGGGTCAAGGGAACTGCGAAGTAACACTGCATCAAGATTCAACTTTGTATCTTTTGCGTAATCTGGTAGACCTTCTTTAACTACATTGACCCAATTCATTCTTTTATCTCCTTCTCTTCAAACAAGTCTTTCTCTGAGCGACATTCTGGACATTCAAAGTCATCAGTTAAACTTTCCCAATCTCCATATCTACCGTCATACTTCCATCCGCAAATAATGCAAACATGATCGACTTGTTTGTTAGACATAAATTAAGCGTCCTTTGGTACTTCCATGCAGCGATCAAACAAATAACGTCTTGCTTGACGCATTTCTGCATTTGTTAAAAAGCCATCACCATCCTTATCAGCACGATCAAAGAGACCCTTTGATACTGTGCAATAACGATTTACATCTTCAAATGAAACTTTGCCGTCCTTGTCAAAGTCATACTGAGCCACACGATCTTGAGCCATCGCTGGCGCAGATAACATCATCAATCCAATGATTAGTTTTTTCATTTAAGTTTCTTTCCTTTATTTTGAGAGAGTTGCTTCACCAACCTGACGATTGCACTGGCAAAGTTCACCCGTCTGCAAAGCATCGAGGATACGAAGTGTTTCCTCTGGATTGCGTCCGACGTTTAGATTATTCACAGTCACATGCTGAATGATATTGTCAGGATCGACAATGAATGTTGCACGAAGAGCAGCACCTGCTGGCTTGTAGAATACACCAAGTTGTTGAACCAGACTTTGTGTATCTTCGTCCCAAACATCTTCAAGGTCGCGTGCTGTATCAGCAAAGAACCAGCAAGTGGTTTTCTTTAGATCTTCGTGAGCATTCTTCCATGCCAACTTACAGAACTCGTTGTCTGTTGAACCGATCAAAAGAACCGCATCGCGGTCAGCAAAGTCTGAATTCAACTTATCATAGGCAACGATTTCTGTTGGGCAAACAAAGGTGAAGTCCTTTGGATAAAACACAACGACCTTCCACTTACCTTCAAAAGAAAGATCTGTAATCGTTTCAAAAGCATTATCTGGCGTCAATGCTCCTGGCTTGACACCAGTAACTGCGAAATTCTTTACCTTATCTCCAACTGTCTTCATTCTATTCATTTTCAAACTCCTGTATAATGAAAACCTATACGAAACCTATACACAAACGTATATATGCAAAATGCTACTACAATTCATCGTTTTTGCGATAAATTAATTTAATCGAAATGATAGGTAAAATTAATTGATTAAATTTTGTACGATAACTGCAACTGCCAACCAAACCCAAAGAGTGTTAAATCCAACCAATGTTGGGAGAAGTTTTTCATTTGATGCCCAAATCAATGTCAAACTAGTTAGCAAAGCAAAAAAATAGAGCCACCAGATTTGTATTCCAAATACGAGCCCAGGAATAATAATGATTGCTTTTGCGAACCAACTTGCAGCCTCAACAATATTATATGGCTTCCAATATTCTCGAGTGAACCACATGTGGTAACAATCAATAATTTTTTGCCATCCTGTGAGAGCGTAGACAGTTCCGATTAAAAAAGCCCAAAGGGAAAACGTCCAAATGATTTGATCAAAAGTCACGCCACAATCCCATACTCTTCGCGAAGAATTTTCTTGTATGGCTTGCCTTCGATAATTAATTGCTCAACAAGTTTGAGGCGATCAGCAAGTTCAAGTTGATTGTCTTTTTGAAGAGCAATTACAACATCACGCAATTCATCAATATTAATTGGCAGATCCATTTAATCCATCCTCAAATGCTTGTCTTTCAAGTTCGCGTTGTTGACGTTGTAAACGAGTTACGCATCCAGCAATCCATCGATCACGAAGATTTGAATATTGCTCATAGCGATGCGGAACTTCAGAACGACACCAGCGACGAAAATCATTTTGATCCAATCTCATAAAATCACGATGTTCATCAGAACGCAATACACGCTCACCCATACGATAACCGATAATGGCTCCAATGACTGTAGCAGCCTTTTGCCCATCACCGTCTCCAATAGTGCTGCCAAGTGCGCCGCCAGCAATTGCACCCAACACTTGTTCCGTACTTTGGGTGTTTGCGACGGTGCTTGAGAAGCCAAGAAGAAGGCTTGCAATTATAACAGGAATACATTTCATTTAATTCTCCAAAAGACAGATATATTGTACTACATTACGCAAGCAAGGGCAAATTATTCTTGGTTCGATATGCCTCGATGTATTTCAGTAATTCTTGCTTGTGGAGTTCTAACTCATCCTCTTTTACGACAAGAGTTTGGCAAAAGTTCGCCGTATCAACACCAATCAGAATAATGACTTGCTTGGCATCTAGACCAGTCATCTCGTAGAACATCTGGCGATAGGCAGCGGCTTGCATAAAGTAGTTGCCGATGTTTTCTTTCTTCTTGAGGCGAACGGAAGTCTTAAAGTCGATCACAGAAAGAATGCCGTTATGTTCCGCAATACAGTCTACGGTTCCAGCAAGTTTGAGTTCGTGAGAGAACAAACGATCTTCCAAGCAATGGATGTTATTGACCTTTGCATCTATTTCTTGCTTCATTCGAACGAAAAGAGACTTGACGTTCGGCAACATTTCGAGAGAGGAGATGTCCTCATTCTTAAGATACATCTCGAGTGCTTTGTGGACGCTAGTCCCTCGAGTGGTGGCTTTGCGAGAGACTTCGTTTGCTTTGGCTTCACCGACTCTCTTGCGCCATTCTAGAATTGCTTCTTTCCCATAATCAGAAAGAACTGTCGTGACAGAAGGATACTTTTCCCCTGTTGGTGTTACATAACAGCGAGTGCCGTCGACGTTCTCTTGCAAGAGTTTGGGGAAATCATGGTGTATATGGTTAAACATTATAAAGTATCTCTATCATGACCGACATAGTCTATTGTATAACAAAGTCAAGTAAAAG